TAATTTTGTTTCTCTAAGTGACATCTTCAATACCAGCCTGCAAATATGTTTTGATAAAATGACTTTCATGTCGATGTTTCCTTTAGTTAATCGACAACTAAAAACCCCGCTGATCACCACAATCAACGGGGTTTTACTTAATCAGGTTATACGAGAACGCTACTGATACCAATATCAAACAACCCATACAAACCCAAGGAAAAACTTTTCCCCACAAGCGGATTTTTCCTTCTTCATCGACCAATAGTTTCATGATTAACCTTGTTATAATTTGTTCCATGACAACTTCCTATACAAGTTGTTCAAACAAAAACCCCGCTGATCGCCAAAATCAACGGGGTTTAACTTTTCTTTGTTAGGCGTAAGACAATCGCCTTTCTGCATTCAACAGTCTTTCCAGTTCTCGCTTTAGGTCCTCTTTACCGGCCTTTAATCCTTTTTGAAGATCCTGAGCAACATTGCCCGATCCGCTGAGATTAATGACTGGAGCAAAGTTGACGTTCACGGAGGGCATCGGACTCATACTGTTTCCTATCTGAGGCAAAGCTGACAATGGCATCACCGCTTCCGGCTCCCTACCTTCACCAATCATGGCCAGAGTCGGAGAGGAAACTACGCCGCCTTCGGCCAATCTTGGAATCTGAGGAATAGCCACGCCAATTTCACCAACTCCGGGCAGTTTCACGGACAGCATGTTATTCATCCCTGAAATGGCGCTATTGATCATGTCAATGATGGCGTTCAACGGAGCTTTAAATAAAGCGCCCATACCACCGACAACGGAGGAGAAGGTTTGCACGATACCCTGCCAGGCTCTTTCCCAATTGCCGGAAAACACACCGGAAACAAAGTCTGTCAAGCCCTGGAATACGCCTTTAATGTTATCGACTACGGGTTTAATGTAGTTTTCGTAAGTCGTGGTCAATACTGAAGCAATTCCTGGAAACTTCTCACTAAATGCCGTCCACAGGGCGGAAAGTTTCTCTGAAATGACATCCCAGTTCTTATATAGGAGATATCCGGCTGCAACTGCCGCACCAATTCCTGTAACAGCCAGTCCCATCGGGGATAAAAGGAATGCTTTCGAAGCGATGGCAAAAGACTTAAACGCTGTCGTGGCGGTGCTTATCGCCGGGCCTAATAAGACTAGATTTTTCTGAGCTACCAAAATTATTTTTGCGATAGCAAAGAACGGAGACGTTGAAAACATAATGGCCGCGCGGATTGCGTGAAAGGCAATTATTGTCCCTCCAATTGCAGTTGTTGCCAGTGCCAATGTTCTTACCAGCCCCTGATTTGCTTTCATCCAATCGCCGATAACTTTGCCGACTTCAACAAATTTCGTGATTACCTCTTTAAGCGGTTCCAATAAAGGTTGGCCAACCGCCGAAGCGAAATAAGAGACGGCATTTTGCGCCAGTACCAAAGCATTAGAAGTTGTTGCACTTCGAGACTGGAACTCTTTTAACATAGAATCCGCATAATTGCTTTTGTCAGCAACCAAGGCAAAGTTCTCTCTTAGTTTTTCTGTATTGGCCAGCATCGGACCCATAGCGCGTGCGCCTTCTTCTCCGAACATAGCCGTGAGGTACTGCATTTGCATTTCTTTTGGAAGTTTGGTCTTAATCGCATCGAGTACGGCAAAAATCGTCTTTGGGGCGTCTTTTTGAACATCTTTCTGCAACTGAAGTGCGTCAAACCCAATATTGCCAAATGCCGCCCGCTGTAGATTCGTCATTGAGCCGCCTTTGGTCAGCGTTCTCATAAAGGCATTCATGCCGGTAGCGGCAACTTCGGCTTCAGAACCCGCACCAATCATGGTTGCGGCCATTGCAGCGACCTGAGTTTCACTCAAACCAGCTACTTTCCCGAGAGCTCCGTAACGTTTCAATGCTTCTCCCACCTGCTTGGCAAGCGCGGCATTGTTATTGCTCAGGGCATTTGTTGCGTCGGCCAGATTTTCTGCCTGCTCCTGGGTGAGGTTCATACCCGAACGCCACTTAGCCATCATTTCACCCGCTTCCTGAGCGGTAACATCGAAAGCTACGCCCATTTTTGCTGCTGTTTCTGTGAATTGCAGTAAATCTTTTTCCCCAATGCCGGCTTGCCCTGCGGCAGCTGTAATCTGCATCAGCCCCTCTGCGGTCAACGGGATACGTAAGCTCATATCCTGAAGCCTTTCCTGCATTTTCCTGAGACCGTCAGGCTCTTTGAAGTCGACGACCTTTTTGATCTCAGCCATTGAATCTTCAACAGCCATCGCCTGTTTTATTGGCCCGGAAGCTATGTCAAAGGCGCGACGACCTATTGCGGATGCCATAACAATAGAGTTGACGCCGGCTGTCTCCCTGTTTCTTTGGTCGTTGCCAATTTTCTCAATCTTCGCCTGATAATTATTTACCCTGTTTAATCTAGCCGCTTGATTAATCAATGCCTCTTTTTTCTTCAATAACTTGTCAACAGAAATTCCCTGCAGATCATATTGCTTCGATAGTCTGACCAGAGTGGCTCTGTTCTTATCAAATTCAATTCTTGCCTGTTCGGCCTTTGTCACAAGTCGAGACTGCGTATTAATCATTTCAACGGCGGGATTTATAGTTTTCTTTATCGAATCCTGCATTTCTTTTGCTGACAAGGCAAAACCCCGATATTTTTTCCCGAGTTCAACCGTCTTATCCCGTTGTTTTACCAACGCATCGATATTTGAGGCTTTGCGATTTAAATCATTGATGCTTTGAGCTGCTTCACGGATGCTCGCAGACGCATTGGCAAAACTGGCACTGAACTGTTTAGATATCTCAGCACCTATTTTGTAGATTAATTCGTAATCTTTTGACATTTTCTATTTACCCGTCTACAGATTTTTCCTAAAATGGAGTAAAGACGAAAGGAAAAAAACATGATCATGATTCCAGGACGCCCTGCTGATCCACGGTGCAACCACGATGAAGGTCCAACAACATGGTGGGGAGGGCTTCTTTATATCATCGGGGTTTCCGCTTTTTTTATTGCTGACATCGCCTTTTGGCTATGGCTCTATTTCGAATTCTTTTTGTAAAGAAGACAAAAGGAGACGACTATGATCATAATTCCAGGGCGCTATTCATATCACGGAGAAACAGGCGACCCAGTAACATGGTGGGGCGGACTTATTTATGCCATCGGAGTTTTCTCTTACTTTATCGGTTGGCTCATTTTTATGATTTACATCCTATTCTTTTTGTAAAGGAGAAAAACATGATCATGATTCCGGGGCGCCCAGCTGATCCGCGGTGCAATCACGAAAAAGCAAAAGAATGGAGAAACCTCTGATTTCAGAGGAGTTCTCCTGTTAGCCTTTCCCTTTTTTCTTCATTTCCTTTTCAATTTGCCTTTGTCGCTCAGACACAACCTCGCCCCATTCAAACATTTCGATGAGCGGCATATTCATCCATTCGGTAACTCCCACGCCCGTACCCGCAGAAGAAAGCGAATAGGCGTAGTCCATTATGAAACGGAGGAGTCGGGCGATTTCTGCATTTCTATTTTCTGCTGCTGAGCTCTCATGTCTGCCTGGTCGGATTCTGAGAAGCCCGAGGCGAGCAAAAAATTTACGCCGCTCTGCGCGATGGCCAAGTAATCAGGGGCACTCAAATAATCCATTAATTCGTAGGGAACTTTGGCGGCTCTTGCCGCAAAGAATGCTCCAAACTCAGAGTCCAGGGCAAGCACCGGAACAACCCGATCAAAACGATCAAATGCGCGTTTTGCCTCTCTGATGTCTTTTCCTGTAAGACTTTCAAAATCCAGAGCCAAAAACTCATATTTCTTGCCGGCGTATTCAATCGGCTTTTTCAAATAATGAATGGTTTCCATTGAAATTCCTTAGATAAAAGCCCCCGGAATGACCGAAGGGCTGAGATTATTAAGACATGCCGAGGTTCTTACGAACTTCTGCCAGTTTGTCCTCACCGTTGAAGCGGGCAACAAAGTTCAACTTATCAATTTCAACGCGTTCTTCTCCGTCAATGGAAAGCTTGAAGTACAAAACCTCAAACTCACTGGAGGAATCGGTTGTAGAACCCACTTCGAAAGAACCCATGGAGAAATTCTTCGAGATTACCTTCATATAGGCACGAACCTCTACGAAACGATGTTCTCCGTTTGCCGCATCGTAGATCTGCTGAGAACCACGGCAATCAATGGTGTGCGCTTTTGGAGTAGCCAGCTCAGCGGCCGACGGCTCTACGGTTCTCCAGTTCAGTGTGGTTGTCATGGACTGATAATGTCCGATTACCGGCGTATCCAATTCACCTGCGATGCCGGCACCGCTGATGGTGTCCGTCATTGCCGCAATCTCAGGAAGGTCTACCGTGGCAATACCGAGTAAATCATTATTGTCGTTGTAAACCTTGAAATTGGTTAAACGCTCGGGGATATTGTTTGATCCTGCCATTGTTTTACTCCTTAGCCGAAAAGTGTTTCAAGATAGTTCACGTCATATTCCAGCTGGAACTCAATGGAGCGGTTCGGACTTGGAGGCGTGATATAGACATGGAATACTGCAATTCCGTCCATCAAAGAGGTGGTTGGGTTTTCGTCAGAGCGAAATTCAACCCGACCTCCGAGAATGAACTGGCGTGCGGCCAAACCGTTTAACCAGAGGTTTGCGGAATCAAGAATCGTATCGATCTGACGGCGGTTAAGCGGTGCATCCACTCTTTGCCAAAATGTCTGGATAAGCGTATTGCCGACCCAGTTGAACATCCTGCGAATCGGTATGAAGGTGTCTTTAACATCAGTGCTGCCCGGATAGCAGGCCGTACGGTTGCCCCAACAAACCCAACCGCCGATAAAGTTAAGGGCGGTCACGATACCCTGGCTGTTGAGATAAGCACCGATATCCTGACCAAAGACAACTTCTTCTCCTCCGGCTAGAGTCAAACCCGTCATCCGGAAGTTCTTATTTGACGGGGAAACATACGGAACATCACTGTTATCCGCATCAACCTGTGGCATGAGGCATGCAAGCTGAGATGACATGTTATAGGCCACATCATCTAAACGAAGCATTGGCCAGCAGGCAATTTGTGCCGGATCCACAACGTTATTGTCATTTTTCCACGCGGCGCATTCGCTGTACTGTTCGACAGTTTCAGTCGGAATATCGGCAATGCTGATTGCCTTGAATACACCGTTAATGCCTTCACACTTGGCCGCCATTGTGGCAGCAACAGTCGGATCACTGGAAAATCCCGGAGCAATCAGGGTGCCGGGGACAAGTCGGAAGAGCGGAAAGATATCTTCAACCAATTCAAGACCGGTCTTTTCCCCAGTTGCGGATATACCGCCGACAATGTCAGAGTCATCGACTTTACTCGGATCGGTCTTTTCTGC